AAGTTTAAACTCCATCTTTTGTGAATAATGCAGTCTTTTATGAATTGCAGACATAACTTTCGTGCCACGTTCCATAATAGCCATTGTGGTGCCGACAGGTGTGTCTCCACCCATTTCACCTATCTTCATATCTGCCATAGATGCAAAGCGTCTGCCAGCATCTACAAGCGTTCCCATAAGCTGGTAAAGCGTTGCTGAAGGCTCTTTAAAAGGTAAAGGCATGAGTGATGTACGAATGTCTCCACCAGCTACGTCTATGTCTCTAAACTCACCCGGTTGCAATGCACTGTCTTCATCACGAATACGAGCGCCACGAGCCTTAAATCCTGCTGGTAAGTTTGATAAAGTTCCAGAATCAATCAACTGTCTTAATATTGATGTAGAAGCTTGAGCCAAACCACCAATCATATGTGTAAGACCTAAACCATAGAATCCCAGACCGGGCATAAACTTGTAATGCACAAAGTAAGGCTTTTTACGCTTCATTGGGTCTTGCTCATTATAATTACGTCGAATAGCAAGAACTTCACCATTATCTTCTAATATCGTAACAACATAAGGGAGTTTTAAGCCAGAAGGTTCTCCATCTTCTCCTATGTCTTCAAAGCCCTCAATATCAAGTTCTGTATGAATTTCATATACTGTTAACTCTTCAGAACCTCTTGTTGGCTGTACGCCTTGTATTTGATTAATCGTTTCATCAATTTCGTTATAGTTTGTAGATTCATAACCAGAACTCGGAAGATCTATATCACGATAAAATCCAGCAAGTTGAAGCTTTAAAACTTCGTTGGAATCCATTTTAATAATGTGTGTAGTACGAGGACTTGTTAATAAATCAGTCGCTGAGTAAGGAACAACTAAATCTTCAGCATGAATAAACTTACTAACGGCACGTTGCAATAAAGGATCGAAATAAACCTTTTTAAAGGTAGACCCTACAATTGGAAGATAGAAAAGCATTTGATCCAATTCAGGATCATACTCTTCCATCTCATAAGTAATCTGGTAATTCATATATTCTTTAATACGTTCAGCTTGTTGTGTAAGCATAGGATCTGAAGCACCAAGAACGTGTGTCCTTACAGGACCACCAGAAGGTAACATTTCACGGTAAGCCTGTGCTTGAAACTGTGTAACAGCTTCGCCAAGAAGAGGATGAATAACGCCAGAAGCACCCTCAAAAGGCTGAGATCTTTCTTCGTACTTCATACCAAGAAGTTCTAAACCTTTTTTATATGTGTTTTCCCACTCCTCTCGTGAAGACATATCGTCATCAACACTACCAGTTAAATTAGAAGCTATTCTTCCTAATTCTGATTCATCTATTACATCTGCTAAGTTTCCATCAAAAGGAATGTCAGACACAACTTCCATTTCTTCTTGAAACTCACCAACAATGGCACTTCCATCGTCAAACTCAGTAACATTAGATTGTTCGTTAAACTCAATGATATCAATTTCAGCTTGTTCTAACTCTGGAGAAGGTACATTTAAGTTTTCTGGAATACCACCAGCGCCAACATTTCTCTCTACCGCCACATTCTATCCCTTCGCTTTAATTCTTTCAGCTTCCATTTGATAATATTGTTTTGCTCTGGCTCCTTTGGCTTTGTTTACTTTGCCAAGAGCCATAAGATATTCATCGCTTGGTGGTGTTGAAGCAGATTGCATTCTACTCCTCGGAGGAACAGCAGAGTTAGAAGAGTATGGGGAGGTCATACTCCCTAACCCATTCATCTGCTTCAACCTGTTTGAATATTCATTCATTAGAATATATCCTTTATCCTATTAATTAATAAATATTATTTATGGTCTTTGAGCTTTTTTTGATTTTTTTGATTTTTTTATAACATTTTGCAATTCTTTAGGAAGTGTTTTTTGTGCAGAAGTTAAAGCAACGCCACCAACTTTCATGCCTTTAGGCTTAACCTTACCGCCTACCTTCATGCCTTTGGCTTTTACTTTGCCACCCATCTTCATACCCTTGGGCTTTACTTTACCACCCATTTTCATTCCTTTAGACATAACTTTACCGCCAGCTTTATAGCCTTTTGTCTTCATAGCGCCACCCATTTTCATTCCTTTGGGCTTTTTCTTAGCACCTGTTTTCTTCATGCCACCTTTAATAATAACACTCGCCATTAGTCTTCTCCTTCGCTGTAAAGATTGTCAAATATTCTATTGACATCCAGTGTATAGTCTAAATCTGATTTTGAATAGTGTAAATGTTGAGAAGGTCTAAAATCAGGCGCTCCTTCTCCTATCGAAAACCATGCTGGGTGTGTAACACGAACACGGTTATTAGGCAATGCTACAATATTGCCTGTCCACTCTCCAGCATCCAAAAGCTGTAAAACATGAGACTGTTTGTGTTGTGCAGGATCGTCTGCAATCTCACTGTCTGTATAGTCCACAGTAAACAAATACTTTGCAGGAAAAAACTCTCCATTAATTTTAGCCATCCAAGGGCAAGGAGTGGTTCTATCCATGACATATACAGCATGATTATGTGACGAACAATCCCAAGGCTGTGCATCATAGGTCTGCATAGGTTCGGGCCATTCCTCTAGTGGTATATCTGCAACTAAAGCTGTAATAGGCATTCTAGCCCACATAGCACCGCCATGAACTGTATCTTCGTCTTCCCCTTCTGCTTCGCATCCAGTAAATATAACCTGAAAACTCAAACATCTATTCGGGATAGTCGTAACAGCAATAACCATGGCGTGTAGAAACTCGCCATGATACTTTTCGTGATTGTGTGTGTATTCTTTACGAACCCAACACTTAAAATATGGAATATTACTCTGTAAATACGCCATTATTTAATAATACTCGGACTTACGAGCCTTCCAATTTGTATCGTCTTCGTAATCTGTAGGTGTAACAATGAACCCTCCCTGTCTAAACCGCAATATAGCTTGCGTCATGCTATCTGCTAAATCGTCATGCTCTCCATTAGGGAATGCAGCACATTCCTCCACAACTTCTTCAGCAAAATTCTTATCTGGTCGCCAAACCATTCCACTTTCAAATACAGGCGCACACGCATTCATTCGTGTAAACTTATCCGCACCTCGGCTTGGAGTAAAAGGCGTTACAGGAATGCCCATACGCCTTAATTCCTGAGTTAAAGGCATACCACTTGCCTTTTGCTCTATTAATATCATATCAGGATCGTATTCATGTTGCAATTCATTAGCTTTTTCCTTTAATTCAGGAAAATCCCATCGTCCTCGAACTGCATCAAGAAGTATAATCGCTTCTCCATCACCTTCTGTAGGTTCAAATACACCCCAAGTGGTAATCGCGCTGTAATCAGCCCTGTCTGACTTACTAAATGCAGTATCATAGCTTTGAATAACATAGGAACACACAGGAGCCTCTTCTCCTTCCCACATTTCCCACCATTCACGCTTTATAATCGCTCCTTCTTCAGCCGTAGGGTTCTGCATATACTGTGCATTCCACTTTGGAATAGGAATAGATGCCTTAACGCCTTCTAATTCTTCTAATTTCCAAAATTCGGGCCACAACGGCTTGCCAGAAGGCATAATTGCAGGAAATTCCACAACTTCCCACTTATCAGCGCCTACTTCGCTTTGTTTCTGTAAAACTTTAGCCGTTAAATCTCGAATACTCCAACGAGTCATAACAATAATTAAAGATCCACCGGGTTGCAGACGCTGCCTTGGACCAGAAGTATACCACTCATAGATATTATCCAATGCCGTAGGGCTTAATGCGTCTTGCTCGGAAACTGGGTCATCAATAATACACAAGTCAGCCCCACGCCCAGCAAGAGCGCCACCGACACCCACAGCATAATACTCCCCACCACCTGAAGTAGACCAACGACCTGACGCTTTCGCATCCGTTGCGAGTTTAACATCCGGGAATACTTCTCTAAACTGTTCATCGTCAATAAGGTTCTTAACCTTACGACCAAATCCAACGGCAAGTTCAGCGGTGTGAGTTGCCTGAATGATTTTCTTGGTCGGATCTCTTCCCATAAGCCAAGCTGGAAATAAGTAAGACGCAAATTCAGACTTTGTATGTCGAGGAGGCATATTAATAATAAGACGATTGATCTTACCATCCGCTACATCCTGTAGCTTCTGTGCGTAAATTTTATGATGATTTCCTTCTATAAATTGGGGCCATACAAACTTTACAAAGTTTAAAAAGTTGTCCTCCCTTTCCTTACGGTCCTCCAATATCGTAAGTCTATCAACCATAGGAGCTATTTTAGCTAGCTCATCATCCGTTAAATATTCCCTAAATGAATTAAAATCTCCCATTACCCAAATCTAAGCGCATTCAAAAAATCGTCCGCTGCTTTATCTAAGGTGCTTGGAACTGGTCCACCTTCATTGAACCCTTGGCTTCTTGTTATTCCAAGAAGAGTATCAAAGTTATTAGAATCTTTGCCTAGTGTATTGGAAATACCCTCAACTGGTTTGTATCCCAATCCGGGAGCCGTACCTCTTGGCGCTCTGGCTCTCTGTTCTATTATCTCACGCAATCGACTGTAATCTCTTCTTTCCTGCTTGGATTTAGCTGTATCTGGATCTCCTGAAAGATTTGCAATAGCTTGTTGAATTTCTTCTTCTACAACTGGGTCTTCTTCTACAACGACCTCTTCTTCAGCAGGGGGTATAACTGGAGTTGTAGTCACAACTGGATCTGAAACTACAACTGGAGTTGTATCAATATTAGTATCAGTATCTGTATTCACAATATTAGTTATATCTGTACTTGAATTAGCGTCTGATAATACTTGTGCCTCGTTATCACCATCTGATTGAGTATTCGTTTCATCATTTGCAAGATTATCTAACTCATTATTTATATCAGCACCTGTATTTATTTCACTTTGAGGAGTTCTCGTAGATTGACCAAAATTAGTATTAAGACCACTT